CGCCTCATCGCGCTCTTTGATGGCTGTGGCGGCGGATTCCGTGAGGTCATCGCGATCTTTGCTCGCCGTGGCGAGATCGGCTTGCGCGGTTTTGAGGTCAGTTTCGAGGGCGGCGATTTTTTCGGAGTTGAACATGAGATTGAAGCGGCGTTTCCCCCGCGAAGCGTGTCAAAGCAGCGCCGAAACGTATTCGTCGAGGGTGGCGGAGTTGAGGTTGTCGCAGAGGCCGTTTTTCTTCGCGGCGGCGGCGGTGAAGGTCTGGCCCTGCATGGCATCGTCGGCCACTTCGCGGCGGCTGGTGACTTCGGCCTTGAACTGCGCGTAGAGCGCATCGACGCGCTCCTGAAGCATGGCGCGCTCGGCGTCTTCGATCGGTTTGAAGCTCGCGCCCATCGCCTTGAATTTTCCGGCCTTGATGAGATTGACCTTGAGGCCTTCCTTTTCCAGCCAGCCGGTTTCGTCCAGCAGCGCGGAATAGACGCCGACGCTGCCGAGTGTCGCGGACGGGCAGGCGGAGATGACGTCGCACTGCGAGGCGAGCCATTGCGCGGCGCTGGCGCAGAGGATTTCGACACGGGCGTGGGTTTCCTTTCCGCCTCCGCCGTTTTTCTTGAAGTCGCCCAAGGCGCGGATGCGCGCGGCGGTTTCCGGCACGCCCGCAGCGGAACCGCCAGGCGAATTGATGTCGAAAATGACGGTGCTGATGGAGGCGTCGGCGCTGACCTGCGCGATGGCGGCGTCCACGTCGGCGAGATCGGCACCGCCGTAGCACATCATGTCCCAATCGGAAATCCGCTTGTCGATCACGCCGTCGATGCTGATGACGGCCACATCGCCATAGACGGAGAGGATGCCATCGACGCGCTGCTGCTGGCGTTGCGACGCGGAAGCCATGCGCGCCGCGCCGGGTGCGGCGTCGAGTTTGAGGCCGAAGGCGTGGGGATCGGCGAACTGCGGGTTGAACGGGAGGCCCATGCGCTGCAAGAGCGCGCGCTCGAAAGTCGCGTAGGTCGTCGGTAGGACGAGCAGCGGCGAGAAGAAAAGTTTCTGTGCGAGGTGCGTGTAGGTTTTCATGCGTTGCTGTCTCCTGAGTTGTTGATTTTCACGACCGAGCCGGGGGTCGCCTCCATGAAGGTGTTGAAGTCCACACCGTTCGCGTCGCAGTAGGCTTTCATCTCTTTCAGCCAGTCGATTTGTTTGCGGCCTTCGATGTAGGCGTCCATGCCGCGCTCTTCCGCGTAGCGCGGAACGGAGAGCATTCCGCTTTTAACGAGGTCGATGTTTGCGGCGGCGCTGCGGCCATAGTCCACGGTGATTTTGGCCGGGCCGTGCCAGTCGCACGCCCACCAGTGCGGGTCTTTGCAGGCGGGCAGTTCGCCGGTCTGCATCGCGATGGCCGTGCGCCATGTGTAGATGCGCTGGCTGTGCCGCCAGACGATGAAGTCTTGCAGCATATCGAAGGTGTTTTGCGCGTCTTCCAGCTCGGCGCGCGTGGCCGTGCCGCCGACGCCAGCGAAGCCGAGCACGACGCTGACGGGCAGATCGGCCCCGATGGAGATGAGCAGGCAGTAGAGTTTGATGCCCTCGATGAATTCCGGGCTTGGCCGCGAGCTGGTGAGCAGCTCGAGCTTTTCGTCCTTGTTCAGCTCGACGGTGACGGCTCCTCGCGGGATTTTCTCCTCGATGCCGATGACGTTGCCCTCCGTGTCCTTGACCTGTTTTCGCAGACCGGCCCCGACGCCGCGCCCCTTGTTGGCCTCGCTGCTGGTTTTCGCGACGGCAAGCAGGCTGTGCAGCTTCTCGGCGGCGGTTTCCAGCGAGAGCTTGTCCATCACGTCGTTGCTGGCGTTGATGCCGCTGTAGAGCGGTGGCAGGCCGCGCAGTTGCTTCGCGCGGCGGCGGCGGAAGAGATGCAGCACGCTGCCCGCATCGACGAGCCGCGAGGAAAAGTTGAGCGCCCACGCGCGGGCCGGATCGGGCAGTTCGCTGATCTCGTAGTTGACCGGGCGGAGGTAGGCGTCGGTCTGCACGCCGTCGTAGATGCCGGGCACCATGCCGTTCCACCGCGCGCCGACCTCGAACGGGTCGATGGCTTGGATGGCTGGGTTGCCGTCGATTTTTGTCAGGATACGAAAAATCTCGCCGTCGCCGCAGCCGAGCTGCTCCGCGCAAAAACGCTGGTCTTCCCAGAAATCAAGGGAGCCATCGACGCTGTAGGTAGCGGCGTTGCTCGCCCAGCGTTCAAACGCCGCCTTCGCCGCCTTGTTCCACAGGAGATCGGAAGTCGTCGGGAACGGGAAGATGCCCTTGCCCGCGACGTGCCGCCCGAACTTTTGCTGCATTCGCCCGATGAAGCCGAAGTTCGCTTCGAGCGCGCGGTTTTTTTCCAGCAGACGGCGGCGCGTCCATGTGTTGATTTCGAGCCGCGAATTGACGGGGAAAAGCAGCATCGAGCGGTTGCTGCTGTCCGCCGCAGCGTCGTAGCCGTAGGTGTGTGCGTCTGTGCTCATGGCGTTTAGCGTTGGAGGCCGCGCCAGTCCACCGACGAGGATTCCGGCGGAAGGGTGACGGCTCCTAGGATTTCGAGAACACGGGTGAGAACGGAGAGCTTTTCTTCGCGCGTGATGCCTTCAAACCACTCGAAGCTCTTTCCATTGGCCGAGCCGGTTTTGAGCGTCTGCACGGATTTTCCGCCGTTCAGCACGCCCGCAATCAGCGCGTCGCGCTCGCTTTTCAGCGCGGCGGTGCGCGTGGCTTTTACGCCCGCGTTGCTGTCGTTTGCCCATGCGGTGAGCGCGTTGACGAAGCCTGCTGGAATCATGCACGGCTGCGCTGTCAAGACTGGCGCGAAAAAGCCGACGGCACCTGATCGCGTGTTTGCGAGGGTGCCGTCGCTGTTGCCAAGACAACGGTGCGGGCCTGTCAAGCGCCGGGCTTGGCTTCGGCTTCGGCGCGTTCGGCGCGGGCGATGTCGAGCACTTCCTCGACGCTGTCGGCGAGGGCGCGGTGTTCTTTTTCGGTGTCGCCGAGATGGTTCGTCTTCGTGCGCGTGGCCCAGCCGTCCGGGCCTTGGTATTCGTCGGTGAGTTGCTTGCGGTAGTCGTCGTCGATGTCGGTCGGAAGCCACCAGAGCACGGGTGAGCCGAAGGCGGTGCCGAATTTGATGCAGTCGTAGTAGAGATTGGCGGCGAAGAAATCCGACCAGCAAAGCCAGAGATCGAGCTGGTCGTTGAGCACTTTGCTGATGCGGACTTTGGAGCCGCGCGTGTGCGTGTGCGCGACGCCTTTGTAGGGATCGAAGCACTCGGTTTGCCGAAGGCAGAACTCATAGACGCTCTCCGGCTCGAACCCGGAATCGACCAGACCGGCGGTGACCATGTATTCGCGGACGGTGCCGTCCTTGTTTTCAAAAGTGAACCGGCGCTCGCGGCCTGTGGCGTCGGGTTTCAGCCCGGCAAGTTCGAGGATTTCGTCCCACGAATGGGCGCGGCCCCAATCGACGAGCGCGCTCCACGTCGGGCGCTCCGGGCTTTCCCACAGCACGCCCCACGCGCGGATGGAATACCAGAACTCACCAGCGCCCTGCTTGTCCACGGTCATCGTGAGGCGCTCGGCCTCCATCGGCAGCGTGCCTTTCACGTAGCGGACGGGCGTGCGGGCGATGACGCGGTCGAGATCGTCGCTCTTGATGGCGGTGCCCTGGCGGATGAACGGCAGGCCGAGCGTGAAGTTGTGGAACTTGATGAGCGCCTCGATGTCGTGGCCGCACTCGACGAATTCCTTGCCGATGAGGCCCCACCCCTCAAACGGCGAGTAGCCCGCCCAGACGTGCGCGGAGATGCGGTCTGCGGGCGCGGCGGGGTTGTGCGCCATCCAGCGGTAACGCGCGAGCATCCAGCGGAGCTGCACGAACACGATGTCTTTTTTGCAATGCGCGCACTGATACGTCGCGCCGCGCTCGATGGAGTCCACGTCGTAGCCGGTTTTTACCGACTCCCATTTCGTCGCGTCGTGAACCGAGCGGCGCTTGATCCATTTCGCAAATTGCTCGAAGCGGATTTGCCCGGTCGTTTCCTCCGTCCATGCTTTGCGCGGCGCACCGTCGGCGATTTTTTCGAGGTCGGCATTGAAGGGGACGAGCTTTTTATCGACGGAGAAAGTGAGCCGCTGCCAGCCCGCCAGCCACGGCTCGTAACTCTGCGCGCTTCTGCCGGCCTCCGGGTTTGCGGGCGGCTGCCACGCGACCGCGCCCATCTTCTCATGCTTCGCTGCGCTGCAATGCGGACACGGCAGGTAGCAGTAGTGCTGCGAGCCTTTGAGGAAGTTTTTCCAGATCGGCGAGAACTCGCCAGCGACGCCGGGCGTGGAGTTTTCGATGACGAGGCGGGTGTGCGGAAAAAGCCGGGTGCGCGCGATGATTTTGTCCGGGCTGCTGGCGTCTTCGTTCGTCGATGCGCGGCAGCGATCCATTTCGTTGATGATCGCCAGCTCCGCGTTGAAGCCGTGCATATCGGCCTCCGCGCCGCTGGCGACGACGCGCAGGATTTTTCCACGGAAGGTTTTCCAGAGGGTTGTCCACGAAGTGCGCGAGACGACGGCGAGCGCCCACACGGGCTTGCAGCGTTGCAGGAAGCTTTCGAGTTCGTTGCGGACAAACTTTTTCGCGGAGACGCCGGAAGGGTCGAGCCACACGACCGCGCCGACGCGCTCGGCGATCCAGTAGAGCAGGATGACGATGCTGAAGAGGGTCTTGCCGCAGCGCGCGGAGGCGCAGAGCGTGACGAAGTGGACGCCGGGCTTTTGCGCGAGATCGAAGAGGCCGCGAAAGATGGGGAAGCGCCCGGTGTTGAGCTGGCCGGGGTGCGGCCCGCCGGATTCGTCGGGGATGACGACGTGGCGGTCGCCCCACGCCCAGATGCTGATGCGCGGACGCGGGCGCAGCGTGGCGCGGATGAGGCCGATGAGCCACTTTTTCGCGTTGCGAAATGATTTGCGAGGTGCCGAGTTCAACGCTTGCGGCGTGTTGTCGGTTTCGCCTTTCGCGCGCGCGGCTTTTTGGCGGCGGATTTTTTCGGTGCGGGCGCGACATTTTCCGCGACCGGCGCAGGTTCGGCGGGTTCCGGCTCTTCGTGGATCTCCTGTTCTGGCGTGCCGAGCGACGCGAGGGCGCGCTGGCCGATGCTGATGAGCGTGAGCGTGACGATGTGCGCGATGAGCTTGAAGAGCAGCGCGCGGTCTTGTCCGTCGAAGGTGATGAGCTTCATCATTTCCTCCGTCTCGGAGTCGAATGGCAAACGCTGCACCATCGCCACCGCCTCTTCGAGGTAGCGCGCGCCGTGGAGATCGGTGAGGTCGGCGTCGATCTCGGCGCGCAAAATGCCGATGATTTCCTGCACATCGGTAAAGCCCGCGACGAGCGCGGCGGTGCGGTCGGGGAATTGCGCGAGCTTGTTTTGCACGGCCACGAAGCACGCGCCGAGCGGCGCTTCCAATTCGGCGGCGACGAGGAGCGTGCCGCGCAGTTTTTCCAGCTCGATCTCGGCGCGCTCGACTTTCTTTGCGATGCAGGCTTTGGACCAGTCCGCCTGTGAGCCGCCAAACGGGGGCGGATTGATGACGTTGATGGTGTCGGCGTCCATGTCGCCGATGTGTTCGTCGGCGCGTTTGAGGCCGTGGCGCACCATGAATTCCGCCCATGCGGTCACGTCATGCCGGCCATCGGCGCGCGGCTTCGGCGCGTCGTGCTTGTAGCGCGGGTCGCGCCGCCAGTCCTGAATCGCGCGGCGCGTAGTGCCGAGGCGCGAGGCGAGGTCGTCCCATGTCTGCGCGAAGCCGCCGCCCGAAGTGTCGGCACCGCCGACGCTTTGCTGCGCGAGCAAGGCGCGCTCGCCGGTCGTCAGCGTCTTTCCGGCGTTCAGCTTGCGGATCGCGTTGGCGATTTCCTTCGTGCGGAGTTTTTCGATGTCCTCTTGCGTGAGCTTCACGCCGGAGGCGCGCTGTCATGTATCAGCAGTGATACATGGCCCGCCTGATGCTGAGGCGGTTGCGGAAAATGGAGTGGTTGCAGGGGCGGGATTTGAACCCGCGATGACGTGGTTATGAGCCACGCGACTTAGACCAAACTTGTCCACCCTGCTATCGTGAAGGCGCGTCAATTCAGCGCTGCGAGCCGTTCCATCGCCTGATCGCGCAGATCGGCGAGCGGCTTGGTTTTATCGACGAACTCGATGAGGTCGATCTTGGGCCAGTCGGCGATGGGCTTGTCGCCGGAGACGACGAGGCGAAACGTGTAGAGGGGCCGTGTGCCTTCGGCGTTGCCCGGCTCTTGGTCTGGTGGCGGGAGCATCCCAAGCGCCACGTAAGCGTCCTTGAGCCTAGCGGGAACCGGCTCGTCGCGCATGAGCTGTGCGCGCTGCCGCCAGACTTTGCGGAAGCGCCACACGGTCATCCGACCGATGTCTGGAAAATTCGTCTCGCACCATTCGGTGAAGTTGCCGGGGAAGCGCAGTGCGGCAGTCTCGAAGAGTTCGCCGAGCGTGATGGCGCGGCGAACGGCATGGCTGGCGGCGCTGACGGCGAGATCGCGCGCCTCGACGAAGTTCGTGAGCGTGAGGCGGATTTCCCCGGCAAGCGCTTCGCTGCTCAGGCCGGTGAAAGAGGTAACGGGAGCGGTGATGTCCATAGGTTTTTGAGTGACCAAGTTTCCGCCGGTTTGCGGACGCCGATGCGCCGTTCGCGGCATTGTTCGCGCGCGGCGTCGCTTTTATCGCCGCGCGCACGGATGCCGGGATGGCGGCGCTGCAAATTGCGGTAGATGCTGTGAACGTCGGCGCGTGTCACCCCGAACTGCGCGGCGATGGCCTCGAACGGTCGGCCCTCGACGCCCAGCAACCGCAGATAGCAGTGGGCGCGCAGGGCGTAGTGGCGGTCGCTGTCGCGCGAGATGAGTTGCAGCACCGAGATGAGAATCTGATGCGCGCTGGCTGGGGCTTCCGTGCCGCTGGCTCCGGCGTCCTTGGCGGAGGCGAGGCCTTCACCCAGCAGGCGCAGCGCGAGGTTGCGGAAGCCTTCGCGCGTGGCCGGAAACGGGCCGCAGTGCATCAGGAACGGCTCGGAGAGCAGGTCGAGAAGGGAGTCGCACCCGGCGGACGGGTCATCATCCGACCGGCAGAGCGGTGAATCGGCAGCGTCGCAATCGCGCATCGTGGGCGCGGACTGTGAACGGCTGTTTAACGGTTGTCAAACTTTCGCTGTCGTGCGCTGCGCGTAGGAGCTGATGAGCGTGCGGATCATGCGCTGGTAACTGGTGTTGCGCTTGCGCGCCTCCGTCTTGAAGAAAGCGAGCGCGTCGTTATCGACGGCGAGCGTGATCTTCGTCTGCGCTTTTTCCCCTGCGAGTTCATCGAGAGATGGCAGGTCTTTTGGACGTGGAAGAAAATCCTTCACACGCCGCAGCTCGCCGCGAATCTCGCCTTTGTCGTCCGTGTATTTTGCTAGTTTAGCTTTCATAGATTTTTTTGCCTTTCCTCCAATATCCGGCACCGATGATGCGAATGGAGTTCCCGCGATAGGTGAACCGCACGGTGAGGATTCCACGCGCCGTTTTCCCGATGCAAAAGAAACGCTCTTCGCTCTGGCTGTGTTCTTCATCGGCGGCGATGACGCGGTTTTCGTCGTAGAAAACCTCGCGTGCCTCCGAAAAATCAACGCCGTGTGTGGCGATGTTGGCCGCTTCTTTTTTGCTGTTCCATTCAAACTTCACGCAGGGAAACATGGGGGATATATTGCTTTTGGTCAATACTTTTTACCATATTATTTCAGCGGCTCAAAGCCCAAGCTCCCCCTGCCTGTCGCGCCTGATCTCGCGGGCCTGCATTGCATAGGCGTCGGCGAGCGCGGCGGCGTTGTTGATCCGCGCGCCCTCCTCCCAGAAATGCGTGTGGCCGCGCTGCCGGGCTTTTCCGCGCCGCGTGTGGTGGTCGAGTGCGAAGTCGGGAATCTCCCGCTTGGCGCGCGGCCCTTCGTAGTGGACGATGAGCGCGTGATCGACGAGGCGGCTTTTCGCGCAGCGCGCGAGCGTGATGACGGCATGGACGAGGAAGAGGCGTTCCGGCCCGTGG